CATCACCGCTCTCGACGGGCTGTTTTCTAACAAGTGGCGACATATAATATCTGACTTATTGAGCGAAGTTAATCGTCTTGAAGGCGCAAATAACAAGGAGGTTTCAAAATGACAATACAAAATAAGAGGCTCAATCTCATTCACAAACTCATAAATCTATATCTTGGCGTGAGAGCCGCAATCATAGCGATTTATAAGAAAACTGCGGCATGGGCTAAGAAATCAAAAGTAAGCCCGATCACGCGATACCTTTGCGACAATATGCTGTTGGAAGCGGCAAAGAAAACGGCGTTGTACGCGCTGGCGAAGAAAGACATCATGCACATGTGGAATGAATCGTTAGGGATATTGGGGTTTGTCGGCCATGGCGAAGAAAGAAAGGCCAATATTGTAAAGCCCGTCACCATCGGCGGCGAACCAACTTACAGGTCGTTGCCTCCGGGCTGGGGTCATGTGTTCCCGTGGCCTGACGGGTTTGTGCTGTACACGGTAGAACAGCACGGCAACGCCATAACCTCCGGGCTTGACGGCGTAATCGTAGACCAGATTGTATCGCACACTACAGCCGACGAGCGGATAACGTTCAAGAAGTGCCTGACGAAAGACGTGATGGAGAAGGCGTTATATCATCGTGATAAAGAGGTTATAAAAAACGGCAGCAAGGCTGATTTTTATTGGGACAGCGACGGCGCGTATCTTATCTGCGTAACCTCGCTTAATCGCATCGAAACAGACGCATTTACCCGCGACGGCGCAGGGTGGGAAGACGTGGAGATATACGGCGATTACTTCGACCGGAAGCTATACCCCGGAGAGTACGGGCGGCTGAAACTTGCTGACCGTCTTTACGTTGTGTTTTTGACAACGCTTGACGACCGTATGCAGTTCAACCTTGTGTTCGGCCCGGACGCTCTGACCGTGCCGCCGCTGGAAGACAATATAAACGCGATATTCCGGCGCACACCTGACGGCGAAATAGGGTTGCAGCCTCGGGGCTGGGACGTCGGGTACAGGTTCAAAATCGGCGCGGTAGCCGATAAAAGCAAATGCGTCGTGCTGGAAGCGACGCATAGAGTTGGAGGGAAGGGATGATTCTTTTAATCGGAATTGTGGTGTTTATAGTCGGGGCTGCTTTTCACGCATGGGCGATGATGATTGACTACAAAGAAATAGTCAGTGATGGCGCACCTTACGTTTACTGGCTGTCGTTTATTCTCCTTGTGGTGGGAATAGGACTTATATGTTCGGAGGTTTTCAAATGAGCAAAGGTATCGAAATTGAGGTTAAATGCCTCGACGAGAAAGACCGTGAAGAAAAGCGCGTCGCGCGGAAGAAACAGGCGAAGATAGACGGCGAGTTTCTTCGCTGCGAGGGCAACACGATTCTTCTCACAGGCGGCGACAGGATAACGTTTGTTATCGACGACGAACATCTACCGCCCGAAGCATTTAGACAAAGGCCCGGTAATCGAGCGGGCGATACATTTTAAGTTTGATACGCTTTTTAAAGCGGACAAGAAATAAGGAGGGTAAATTAATGGACACAAAAGACTTTATGCACTATATGTGCGAACGCTGGCGGCGCGGGCTTTCAGTTCCGCAAGAAATCAAAGGGTTTTTTGAGAGGCATAAGTCAACTGCTATGGGTAGCGACTATAGATCGCTATCAGATATCTATGAATATGAGCTAACCAATCGGTCGAAAGCCACGGCGAAAGATAGGCAACGGGATAGCGGCTTAAGGCCGCTGCACTTCTTCGACGACTACGACGTTGCGAGGTACTTCTATCCGTATGGCGAACTGCCGCCGAAAACGCCGAAGAAATGGCTCATGCCGAAAGACGTTAAGCGCGTCATAATGAACGGGCGTTCTCTCGTCGTCGAGCTTACGGATGGCAAGAAGGGCGTTGCTCATTGCGACGGCAAAGACCTGTACGACCCGTATGTCGGGTTTTGCATTGCCTACTTCAATGCGCACAACGGAGGAAAGCACAGGCTGAAAAAGGCGCTTACAGTCTGCATCGACCGGGCGCACAAGAAAAGCTATAAAAACGCCATTCTGAATAACAGGGAGGTTTGACTATGGAGAACACGATAATCAAAGAAACGCTGGAAATGTACGACAAGCGGGAGCTAAAAGCTCATGAGCAAATCGAAGCGGCGACGAAAGAGCTGGCGCAGTTGGCGGCGGCACGCGTGCTGCTCATGCGGGGCGAAGGTGTCGAAGCGGTCATACCGCAAGCCGAGCAAAAAAAGAGAAGCGGCGTTCCGGGCACGCTTGAAAACGTGGGGGTGTAACCGATGGCAAAGTATACGACGTTACAGCGGTATTTTACGACAGAGGGATTATGCGAGCGCAAAGGCGAGTATCTTGCCGAGTATGGCAGCCCCGGTCAATGCGCCGAAGTTCTTATGCAGAACCTTGCCGGATATATCGGCGGGCTGGCTGAGCCGCAGATGGGCGAAACGCTCGAAGACGCCGACTTTCGGCTTGAGCTCGGGGCTGATTACATTCAGGTGCTTACCTATATGATGGACAAGATGAAGAACGAAGTTTACCCCGCGATACAACGGCTCAACGAGAAGGAATCAAAATGGCGTGACGCTCGGGAGCTAAGACAGCTTGAAGCAAAGCAGCAGCGCGAGAAAGCACGCCGCGATAAAGCGACCAGCAAAATACTCGGATTAGAGGAGTAATCATTTTGAACTCAGTACGGCTAAACGGCGAAATCGTGTCGGCAATACGCATGAAAACAAACCGTAAGAAACAGTGCCCGCAAGCAGATTTTCTGCTTGCGGCTCCATTTTCGGTGCCGTACTTCGAAGTATCGCCGACTTACCGGTCGTGGATAAGGACATACGTTACAGGATCGGACGCCGAATGGATAAACGACAATTTGTACGAGGGCGCACATCTTGAAGTCAGGCACGGGTTTATAAAAACGTTTCGGGACAGCGACAGGCACACGCATTATTTTCTGATAGCGAACAAAATAGACCGCGTCGGGAGTATGCAAGTTGAGCCGTACAAACCGTATAACATAGGCCGGTTCAGCGGCACGTTTTACAAACAGTTTTATTCGTTCCCCTGCGACAATAGGACCGGGTTGCATAAAGTCGGCGTGTCCGTTGCCGCAACGCCTGATATTAAATGGTACGGCACGTACTACAACACGTATTTGTCGGTCATATGCTACGCAGATCTTGCGGACGAGGTCGATCGCAAACTGCGGTACAAACAGCAGATAGACTACATCGAAGGCGTGCTTCAGCCGTTTCATGCCGGGAAGGGCTCGCCCTGGGGGATATTCGTTGTTGCAACAAGGTTCGAGTTTTAAGGGAGGGAGGGGATATCCAATGAAAGCGATAGCGGAGCTTATAGCGCAAAAGAAGTGTATCAATCTCTGCAAGGGCAAAAAATACGCTGCCCGATATTATAAGCAGAGGTTTGAACATAAATTGTTGAAAGGAGGACAAGCATAAATGCCAAAGACAATGAAACTGGACATGTTCTTTTTTGTGAGCGAAGTCGCAGCCAGAGGCAACCACCTTCTTGCACAGGTTACAGACTCTTTTCTTGAAAAGGACGACAGCGGTGTTGTGACAGTACAAATCAAGCTCAAACAGAAAGACGATAAAGGCAACATCGAAGCGCAGGTCGAGATAAACAGCAAAAACGCAAAGTATACAAGCCTGCCATACGAGTGCCACAAAACGAAAGATTTTCTTGAAAGCGGGCAGCTTGCATTTTCAGAGCAGGAACTTAACGAAGGTGCGGCATAGCCGCCAACAGCAGAGATTTATGGGAGAACAGGAGAAAGGGCAAGGCGCACAATGAACACCGCTTATAAAAAACAACTTAATTTTCGTAACCGCCTTGCCCTTCGCTTCCTGATGGCGGAACTGCGGCAGTCTAAAAGCTACGCAAGAGAACTTTCGAACCCTGGGGTTGTTATGGGCGCGGAAGAACGCGAGTATAAGATACGAGTTATATCAGCAGCAGAGAAGGCCCGGACGTATTGCCGGAACTGTCCGGACGACAGGCAGGCATTGCTTGAACTGCTGCTTAAAAATAATAAAAAGGTATATGCGGTGATCGACGAGCTGCATATCTCAAAAGGCACGTACGACAATTGGCGCAAGGCTATTTTAGACGTGTTCGGGAAAGGCATGGGCCTGTGGACATGAGAGATAACGCGATAAGCGTATGAGGAGGATATTATGAGCGATATAAAGGATTACGGCGCGAGGGATTTATTGTTAATGTGCCGCTCAGATTATGAAGTTAATAACATGAGGGAGTTTGAGCGGAAATGGCCGATTGAAGAAATGAACAATCGATGTAATTTTGGTACATTGTCGGCTGATTGCTTACGTTACATCGAAGCGTTAAGAAAAGCGGGAATACATGCGAACAACATCGAAAGCATACCCGAAGCTCTCCGTCATGTGGAGGCAATCAATAACCCGCAGCCGCTTACATGCGACGGGTGCGCCCATTACGGAAACTGGGAAGACGAATTAGAGGAAGGCTACAATTCACCATGCATTACCTGCAAAAGACGGGCAAGCGATAATTATAGGCCTACTTACGACCATGAACCCAAAGGATAAATAAAGGAGATAAGGATTATGGTTAAAACACATTCATATTCAAGATTTGCATTAAAGTCACTCGACCAAATAAGAGACACATCAGACGTAATATTGCAGGTCGAAAAGACGGAGAGCACTTTTAAGGATTCAAACCAAGCTGTTTACCTTTGCGAAATTGTGGCTTTGCACCAATACGATAAACAGGGCACGAAAGAAGCGTTGGCAGAAGAGTTAATAAGAGCCAACATCGAGAACCGCCGTTTGCTCAAAAAGATTGAGCGGCTTCAGGCCAAGGTATAAATCGCTCTTAGCGATAAGGCACTATGTGTAAGCACATTCGGGATTGCGCAGGGAGCCGGAAAGAGGAAGTATGAAGATAATAGTAAGGGATTGCACATCGTGCAAATACAAACACCGGAAAGCAAAGAGCGCGCCTTGTGTGCAATGTCTTGACGCCTACGATTATATTAACTACGAGCCAAACAGGAAAACACAAAAAGCATTAAAAGGCAGTATTGATAAATTGTAAGCAACCCAAAGCACTACCCCAAATGCCGCTTCGGCATAACGATCATATCGGCAACGTCACCGATATGCAAGAGAATGGAAAGGAATGAAACAATGAGAAGGATAGAGGATATTAAGGCAGACATAGCCGCATGTGATATGTGTGACTGGCCTAAGTGTTCACCTAAAGGAGGGCATAAAGGTAATCAGTTCGGTACTTGCGCCACGTGCGAAGCAATTTTTAAACGCAACAAAGAAGATTTAATTAAGGAGCTTGCGCAATTAATCATTAGTCAAATGCGGAGCGAAATTTGTGAATTATTAGAGGCTAAACGTGACGGGCGGTGCGTGGTGCTGCGGTGCAAGCCGGGGGATACGGTGTATAAACTTTGCCCGGTTAACTTGTCTATCCCGTTTGGCGCGATGGTTGACGGAATGATAGTTAAAGATAACTGCGACAGGTGCCCGTATCGGGCGTGTGTTTGTTTCGACATCACGACTGGATTCACGGCAATAACGGAAATAAAAAACGTCACAATAGACTATATATTTAAAATTCGCAATCAGTTCGGGAAAAACTATTTTCTCACCCGCCCCGAAGCCGAAGCTGCATTGAAAAGAAGGTAAATCATGAAATGTAAAAGATGTGGTTTTGAAATGAACGGTACAAGCGACGGTGCTAATTATATGTGTCTTTTTTGCAACAACGAATTGGAAAATGCGAGAATGTCAGAACCGGAAAAATTAAAAATGGAAAACGCAAGACTTAAGGGAGAAGTAGCTCGCCTCAATGCAGCGTTAAAAGGGGCAAAGGCTATATGCGATGTCGCGACAGCTGAAAAGAAGAAAGCAGAGGCAGAGAGAGATAGGGCGAGAGAGGAAAATAAAAGGATGACAAAAGAGATAGAGGAAGAACATGGGCTTGGAATAGATTTTTATTTAGATTAGGCGTTAGCCGTATTAATGGGAGGTCAATCATGTTAACAGACAAAGAGACTGTCGCAGTACTCAAACCGACATACAAGGGGATGGATAGGTCAATAGCTGTAAAGGTGAGGCACCGGGACAGATACGGTATCGAGTATATTCCGGAAGCGCAAAAGCAGTTAAATGACGCCGAAGCCCTAATTTCGGGACATGCCTCTAAAACGCCACAAAAGGCTCTAGGACACGATACGCATAGGTTAAGGTGTACCATAAAGGCAAGAGTAACAGACGCGAAAAAAGAGGGTGTGCACAGGGCGATAATGGCATTCAGATTTCCCTCATGCCAGCCGACAGAACAAAACTTCGTTGACCTTGCGACGAGTTATGTTTTAGAGCATCAGGAAGAATTTCAGAAGTGGATGGACGAGAGGAAATGTTAGAACTAAATCATATTTACAATATGGACTGCATGGAAGGTATGAAACAGATACCAGATAAATACTTTGGTCTTGCGATAGTAGACCCGCCGTATGGGATAGGAGCGGCAGAAGGTTTTGGAAGAAGTCAAAGGGAAAGTAAAAAAATTATACGCGGGTCATGGGATAATCAAATACCCGATAAAAGTTACTTTGATGAATTATTCAGAGTATCGGTTAATCAGATTATTTGGGGCGGCAATTATTTTCCGTTACCTCCGACAAGGTGTTTTGTTGTTTGGGATAAGTTAAATGCAGGGCGCGACTTTGCTGATTGTGAAATGGCATGGACAAGCTTTGACAAGGTGGCACGGATATATCAATACAGAGTTGCCAATGATTCAAAATGGAGATTTCATCCGACGCAAAAACCTGTATTTTTGTATCAATACTTACTCCGCAACTACGCCAAGCCCGGAGACAAAATACTTGACACTCATATGGGAAGCGGAAGCTCAATAATAGCCTGTCATGATATGGGCTTTGAATACATGGCATTTGAAATAGATGAGGACTACTACAAGGCAGCAATGAAACGGATAGACGACCATAAAGCGCAGATAAGGTTTGATTTAAATGCATTGCAGAAAATGTATGACTAACAGATAAAGCGCAAAGGTGAGGTTAAAGATTATGGCAAGGCCACAAAAAGACGGATTAGATTATTTTCCTTTAAACGTCGTTATGGACGACGAGATAAAATTGATTGATGCTAAATTCGGCGTTGCCGGGTTTGGTACTTTGGTAAAGGTATGGCAAATAATTTATGACCACGGCTATTATGCGCTGTGGACTGAAAGAGAATTATTGCTATACAAAAGCCGGATTAATGCTGACATAAACTTTATAAATGAAGTTATAAACGAGTGCTTGCAATGGGGAATATTCAGCAAAGAAATGTACGACAAGTATTCGGTTCTCACATCGAGAGGAATACAGAAACGGTTCTTTGAAGCGACCTGTAGGCGGCAGATCGTAGCCATTACAAGCGAAGTGTTATTAATGCCGATTCCAGACAACTACAAACCACAATTAATAGACCTTCCGATAGTTAATGTTAACAGAAACATCAAAAATGCAGACATAAACCCAAAAAATGCAGACAGCGGTACACAAAGTAAAGTAAAGGAAAGTAAAGTAAAGAAAAGTATTAATATATCTGTGCCTGACGGCACGGTCAACCATCAATTTCTTTTTGATTATTATTTATCGCTTGAACTCGTTAAGCACAAAGAGCTAACCCCGGAAATGAAGAACGCTATCGACACAGCACGAAGACGAGGGAAGTACAGGCAGGAAGACATGGAACGTTTACTACGCCGACATTCGCTGCTTGTAAAGCTGACTGCTGATAACGGCGAGTATGCAATCAAAAAGCGAACCATAACGGAGTTTTTCGGACAGCGAGTACACGGCGGTACTGCGCTTGTTTGCAGCGAGTATGCCGACGACGGCGCGAAATGGTTATTTTATAAACAACAGCTAGAAAAAACAGTTAAAGATATTCCAGGCGAAGAAATAGACGAATAGCCGGGATTACCGGTTGAAAGGATGAAGGATTATGAAACAAAAAGGTAATAAAATCGGTTGGTGTGATAAGACGGCAAATCCTGTTTGGGGTTGTTTGGGGAACTGCGAATACTGTTATGCGAGGGGTATCAACAACCGTTATAAGCGTATACCCGACTTTAGCAAGCCGCAGTTTTTCCCGCAGGCACTTAAAGAGTTTAGGACGAAAGAGCCGTTGATAATATTTATCGACAGCATGAGCGATATTGGGTATTGGGAGGGTGAATGGAGAGCCGAAACGCTTAGAGCAATTTTAGCGAACCCGCAGAACATCTACCTTGCGTTAACAAAGCGATATGATTATTTACCCGTAATGCGCGGGTATATAGACTTGATTCCAAGTAAGCCACGATTTTATATCGGAGCGACAATTACAAACAACAAGCAGGCTGAACGGGTCATAGCGGCAGGAGGCGCAGACTTTATATCATTTGAGCCGTTGATGGAACGCATAAGGTCGGAACTGCTTGAACAGCTTAAATGCCGCTGGTGGATTGTAGGCGACCTCACGAAGAACGGAAAGCCGCAGGAAGTGACAGAACAGAAATGGGTAAGCGACATGAACATTGAGGCGGTATCGCGCGGAATACCTATTTTCATGAAAGATAGTTTATACCCTATGATTCCAAATTTAATAAAGCAGTTCCCGGAAGGATGGAAAGTATGAACATCGACGATTTTAGAACCATGATAGCCTCTATGCTACGCGAAGGGTTTGACCTTGAAGTCACGTCGCAAGGTACGGAACTAATACCGATAGGCATAACGTATAAAGGCCGATGGCACGGTACGTATATGTCGCTGGAGGAGATAAGCCAAAGCAGCAACCCCAGGGCAAAGGTACGCAGCGTTATAAGCGGCGTTGTAGAATCGCTCGGCGGGACCTTGAAAAAAGAAAAGGAGGACGAATAGAAAATGACAAACAGAGTTAAAACACTAACAGTCATACTTGACAAAGAATACCGGGAGGACGATGCAGAGGCAACGATTATAAACGCTATATCAATGATAAAAGGCGTTATGCACGTTGAGGCTAAGGTATTCGATTCAGACCAGCAGTTAGCTCGGTATGACGGCATGTTGGAAACAAAAAGAAAAATGTATGAATTTTTAGCAACATTGGAATGACAGATAAAAAAAAGAGGGGCATAATCGCGCCCCTCTTTTCCTATTTCCCGAACTTCTTTTCCAAGTCCGCAAGTTCTTTGCTTATCCCGGCCCGTGCGATTGCCGCAAACGTCACGATACCGCCGCTTGCTACTTTGAGTTTCTCGACACGCTCTAAGACCTCCGGGTCAACCTTTACCGTCTTTTCAACTTTAGGCATTATCTGTGTCCTCCTTTCCTTCTGCTTCTTTTGCGGCCTTCTCGCGGTTCTTCTCGGACGTATAACAATGCACACAAACCGCGTAGCTCATGCCGTATGCGCTGTGTATCTCCCGTGATGTGTACCCGCTGCCGAATGTCATTTCACAGCCGCATTGAGCGCAATTTATGATCGCTTCAAGGCTGTTCTCATACATAGAGATATGCCATCCCTCCGGCACATCGTAAGCGTCATAAGTATGCGTTTTATAGTTCCACTTACCAGCCATTAAAAACCCTTTCTCGCCTGTCTCATCAGCTTGCAGAGGCGACTTGCAAGGACGGCCATAAGGCCGTTTCGACTATTGCATATGTTTAAGCCTCCCTGCCTGTACGTTGCCTGTACTCGTCAATGCTTATTCCTGACGGCCTCCAATGCGCAACAACGCCCTTTGTCATTCTCCAAATGCCATAATACCAGAACGCCTCACCCTCGCTGCCATCCTGATATTTAACCTCGACTGTAACATTAGGCTCTGGCATTTCATTATCAACGCTTATCCACTCGTTCATATCTTTACCTCCATTTCATATTTGGCCTCATAGCCTTTACCCAATCCCCCGCATAAGCAGGAGATTGATAAGGGTTATTCGGTCTGCGCTGTTTCCCAATAGCCGACGTGGTTTCCGTTTATGTCTCTGATATTTCCTTCCGTCCGTCCGCTTGCGTAGTCTTCTGCTATTTCTTCAAGAATGCGTGTTACTTCTGCGTTCCCGCTCCCGTTCTTGAATGCCTCATTATCTGTCTTAAATTTAACAACGAACATTTTCATATCCTCCTGTTTATTTAGTAATTGAGAGCGGCCTTACGTTGACCGCCCGGGAACGCCTCCTTTACTTATCTTTCACGACGTATATAACGCCGCAGCTCGTTTGTATTACTCTTACCGTTCTGCCTAATGCCAGCAGCTTTTTAACGATTGAATTCATCTTGTACCCTTTCCGGGAGTATGATACAATCAATACGCATACTCCCTTGTCGTATGTGAGCGGTTTGACTGTGAGAGGTGAGACCGCTCTTTTTATTTCCTCATGTAATCTTCAGTCAAAGCCTTGATGAGTTGCCGCTCCATATCGGTGCGCGTCTTTGCTTTAATACCACGCTTTTTACACTCTTGCTCAATATCAGCCCTATTCATGTAAACAAACACTTTTTCTTCTGCCGCATTACGAGCCCGTTCTTGTGTCATGACTATCCTCCTTCTTTTAATCCGCTCCTGCGGGGCAATGGTGGAGAGCTTATACGATAGCTCCCCGGGAAACGGTCATTTCAGTGTCGCCTCCGCTCTCCGCAGTCCGGCCTCAATTTCGCGCCTGACTATGCCCTCTATAACTTCAAGCCCTTCATCGTCTACGTTCATGTCTTGAAACTCGAAGTCTTTTATGGCCTCCATGATGTAAAATACAGTGTTGTCCGTTTGGTTTTTTGCCCTGTCGATACCCTGAAAATAGGCGCATCTTAAATCGCTTTTGTTATAGCTCATGTTTTCAATCCTCCTTGTTTATTTTGGTAATGGTGAGGGTTAAGCCCTCGAAGCTATCTAAGACCCTATTATCATGCGTCCAAGCCCTGCGCCGTCATTGTTTCGCGCGTACTGCCTTGCGGTTTTTATCCATTCGGTGCGGCAGCTTGCGTGTACGTTGTTATTGCACCATGCAACGATTTCCGCCCAAGTCATATGATTGGCAACAAGCGCAGACCACGGATTGATAATTTCGCACGTTTCTTTACTCCTAAGATTTGTTTTCATTGTTTTTATCTCCTTTTCGTTATTTGGTAATGGTGGGAGACTAAGCGGCTCCCAGTCTGTTATTGTACAATGTTCGGAAATCTCTCTATCGTAGAGGGAAGATTGTTGCCGTACCAATCATCATCTTCTATTTTTACGGCTTGCCTTGTGGCGGTGGGCGTGTGTAGCAATGTGTTATAATCGGATTCAGACATAAACTCTATGTGGCTTTTGTGATAAACGCCCATGTCCTTGTAGTAAACTTGTACCCTTATTGACATTTTCCATATCCTCCTATTAATTATTTATGGTGACTGATGATCCCTACGATACACTACATCGTAACACTATGCAACACCGATATGCCGCAGCGTATCTGCATTACAGCGCATCACGACGGAACATCTATATAAATGCTCCCGTTTTCTCACTATTTCGTTGTTTTTCGCAGTGTTTCAAAACAGAGCAGCGTAACACATGCCGCAGCCGTGTAATGTATCACGCCCTCGCGCGCGCGTATACACACGTACGCACACGCGCGTATTTGTATATAATAATATAGTGTTATAGTAAGAGTATATTAACTATGTTATCTTTGTAATTATAGAGAGTAGTATTATATGTGATAAGTATTATGAGTATTGAGTAATTGTATTAAATAGTTATTTGGTATTATTGTTTATTTGATTAAAGGTATACTATACAAGAGAGATAAAACAATATAACTAATAAATTCTCAGACGAGTAGGTAGTATATATCGACAGATATCAGGCGATTATATCGTAGTATCAGCATGTTTTTATACATTTCAGCAGTGCATTAGTATGCAGTATATCAGCGTTTATACAGTGATTATGCATTGGTTTATACATAGCCACAATAGGTAGTGGTATGCCATGCTATAGACACAACATGCATAAGCAACTATGTGCGTAAAATGGCTATTTTGCGCATAGTTTAAAGCATGCTTTTTTTCAGGCGGTTGTTTTTGTATTTGAGATACCCCCCTCCCCCCGGCCCGAGATTGTGACTCCGATTCTACGCTGGGCTTTACCTAACACCCGCACACATACACCTTCCTTAAACCTCTTACCATGTTATAACAGATACGCTTTACCGTATTGACATCTTCTATTGCAGGCGTTATAATAAAAACATCTAAACTACCATGGCCTCTAATACGTCCATCCAGAAAGAAGCCTCCTCGCTGCGCTATATTGCAAATAGCCAACAACAGGGGAGGTTTTCTTTTATACCTACTATTGCCAAATACGCGGCATAGTATTATAATACAAGCATGGAGGTGCGAAGGACATGAAGTACAGGAGAAAGCCGGAAATAGTAGATGCGTTTAAGCTCGGGAAGATTGGCGATTGGCCTGAGTGGGCGCAAGAAAGTTTTGGCAAGCAAGTGTTTCCAGGTGGAGCGGTTTTAGTTAGAACTCCGCTATGCAGTGGTGGTGATGTAGAAGTCGCACGCCCCGGTGATTACATTGTCCGTCATGAAAACGGCGATATGTTCACATACACGGCGGAAAGCTTCGTTGCAACATACGACCCCGACCTCAGCGATACGCGAGACTTTGCGCGGAGCACGCTTCGCCGTTTGCTGAACCACAAGGAGACGTAACATGGACAAGCAGAAGACGGAATACACTTGTTTCTGTGGCGGCGCAGTCAAGAAAAACGCACTCGGATATTGGCAGTGCGACAAATGCAACTTTGCATGTACAGACGACGACCCTGAGCCGGTGATCGAGGAGGGCAAGAGGATTCGGGCGCAAGAGGGCAAAAAGGAAAATAAATGGGAACCGGCGGAACTGTTGCCCCAAGAAAAAACATATGGGTATAAGGCTATGGCGACAGGCTCTCCAGTACTGCCAAAGTTCAAGCGGGAGGCATGAACATGGAGAAGATGGTATTAGTGCCGGTTGAGGCTATTTATGCAATTATCGGCGAGGAAATGGGGTTGGAACATCCTGACTTTACGGCATTACGGGATGCTATCACCAACGCCCCCATTGCCGCGATACCGCTCAAAGAAGCGCCGGAGGATTGCTCCTTATGCCCTTGTCAGTGCGTAGGGATATGCAGCGTAACTATGACAGAGGCCAATTACAAAAAGCGCCCCGCAAACTGCCCGATAGTCGAAAAGGAGTAGTAGCTATGATTCGTAAAATGAGTAAGTCTGAAAGTAGGGAAGAAGAACTCCGCAGGCAAAGAAACAGCGAGGCGGAAAAAAGCTTAATGCGCAGAGCTGGGCCGTTGTTAAAAATCAGGGCTATGCGCTGGCGTGATAGAAAAAAGGCGAAGGTGCTTACGCAAATTACGAATTACATTGGCTACGCAAATTACTCCGAAGGCGCAATATACTCACTTTTAAAGGGTGACGAAATAGCCGTAAGGGATATTCGCAAAGCGTGTAAAGAACTCAAAAAGAATCATACTGCGCCGGACGCTTTTGTCTGGCCTCTTACCGGAGAGATTATCACATACCGCGAATATCAGGACAGGCTGAACAAATTGCAAGTTGACAAATAATACGCTATGGCGTAGAATAAAACTTGCGTAACGAGAGCATCGTGATCGCAGATGTTGTATATTAAAACCCTCACTTACGGACTGCTGAAAACTCAGCGGTCTTTTTTTATGCCCTTCTGAAAATTTATCGTTAAACAATAAAATATGGTAATCCTTATGTAAAAAGTCTGGGTTTTTGATACATGTTCTTGTGTTACGCTTAATAACGAAAATACAAGATGATATGTTTTTGGAGGGAAAAATGACGATACCGGAGAGAGTAAAAATCGGAGGGATAACATACGACGTGCAGACGGTTGAACAGATAAGTTCAGCGCCCGAAAGGGTCGGCGAAAGAAACACCGCGTTTACAAGGATTCAGTTAAGAGCGTCGCAATCGAAGCAGTCAAAAGAGGTAACGTTTCTTCATGAGGTAATACACGGCATGGGCGACGTTTTGGGGAAAGACCTTGACGAAGAACTCACTGAAGGGCTGGCGCAAATGCTCTATCAGGTGATAGGCGATAACCCGGAGATGTTCAAATGACAGACATTGCCGGTCTGGCGTCAAAAATGCGCGAGTACTTCCAGTTGACGGTAGACCAGGCGCGGGGAACGTACCTCGGCGAAGACAACCGGCGCATTGCGAACAGTAAACGGCAGATAGCCTCGGTCGCGGGGTTGTGCAAACACCTTGACATTTCAAAACAAGACCTGCTGCTGATGGACACGGGCAGCCCGGAAGAAAAGAAGTTTTACACCGATTATCTTCTGGAGTACGAGCTTGCGGTAGACGCCATGTACGCAGCGTCAATGATCGACGCGAAAGAATACGGGGAACTGAAAAAACAATTCCGGGCAAGCGGAGCGGCAGGCGAAAACGTATTGACGGTAATTCTCTCGAAGTACAACAACCCTGACGACTGGGAGGACTACGAAGACATAAAACGGTTTGCGACAGAACACGAGTATTCGATACGGCAAATAAAACGGCTGCTGGAGAACGCAGATAAGGCAGGGCTGAAACCGTGATTGTAGAGATTGATTATCATCCTTCGGGACCGCAAAAGCTGTTTCACGAAAGCACAGCTGACGAAATCGGGTACGGCGGCGAGATCGGCGGGGGCAAAACAAAAGCCCTTACGATGGACCCGTTGCTGACGGCGCTTAAATACCATGGACTGCCGATGTACTGTTTCAGAGCGACGTATCAGCAAGGCGCCGACACGTTGCTCGAAGAAATGCTGCGGTCTTACCCCGAGCGGCTCGCGACGTACAACAAAGACGATATGACCTGGTATTTTCTAGGAACGGAAAGACGCGGCGTGCCAGCAAAACTTAGGCTCAGACAATGCAAAACTCTCGCGGATGCCATGAAGAACGACGGCAAAGAACTCGGCAAGCTGTACATCGACGAAGCACAACATTTATTCTTTGACGCGTTTGATTATCTATGTACGAGGGTACGGGCGAACCGGGAGTACGGCGTACAGCCGCAAGTGAAGTTCACCGCCATGCAAGGCGGCAACGGCCATGCGTGGATAAAACGGCATTTCGTTGACAAGTTGGCCCCGAACGAAGTGGTGCTCACCGTAGTAACGGACATCAAGACCGGCGAAACGTTTGAGATATACCGGCAGTTTATACCGGCCAGTCTCGAAGACAACCGCCACCTTGACGCGAAATATGCTGGCAGGCTTGGAATGAGAAGCGAACGGCTGCAAAAACGGACGCGCACAAACGACTGGAACGCAATCGAAGGGCAGGCGTTCCCGGAATGGGTGGACAAGCCTTACGACAAGGACGGAAAAAAGACAGACAAATGGACGCACGTCGTCGAAGATTTCCCGATACCGGAACACTGGCCGATTGTTCGCGGGTACGACCACGGGAGGTCGAAACCGTACAGCGTTTTGTGGTTTGCGCAAAGCGACGAAACGTATAACAACAGACTGTTTTTGATACATGAGCTGTATGGAGGAACGGAAGAAGAAGAAGGGCTCGACGAAACCGCGTCCGAGATAGCTGCAAAAATAGCAAGGTTCGAGGCTCCGTTGATTGAAAAGCATGGCTACATTGAAGGAATAGCAGACCCTGCAATATTCGGGAAGTCATGGTTTGATGATGAAACAGTCGCGTCCGTTATGGCGACACCGGAATACAACGAAGCAGGCAAAATGGTCAGGCCGCCTATAGATTTTAGAGACCCGAGAGGCGACCCGGAAGTTGCATATAACGTTATAAACAATCGAACGCAAGGGTTTGAAATGGTAAAAGAAGCGCTGATGTTTAACGCGGAGGGTATTCCGGGATTTCAGGTATTGACGCGCTGTAAGTGGTTTAGAAGGCATATACCGAATCTCGTAAGAGACCCGAAAAACCCGGACGATGTAGAGTCGAAAAATCAGCCGGATCATGATTACGATGTGTGCCGGCTCGTCATTAAAGTAAAGCGTCCCATGGCAATAAAGCCGATTGCAAAACCAACACGGTATCGGCCTGACCCATTGGATTTTAGAAGACAAGCGGAAGACAACGGCGACACGGGCAAGCTTATAAGGCTGCCCGAGGTAATTGTCGGAGGATGAAATGGAATACAAAAAGCCCGAAAAACTATCGACAATACTGGCCCGGAGCGAAAAAGAGTTCGCGGAAAAAGTAACGAAGATAGTTGACGAAAATTACGACGAGTTTCAAATATTGCGCGACAAATGCTGGAGCAACGAACGCGTATGGCGTAACAGGCACTGGGACGAGAAAGCCTTTAAGGACAAGACTGACGAACGAAAGGCCCGCCCCAACGTGCCTATGCTGCATTCTACCGTCGAGAACATAATCGCCGATATCATGGACAACTACCCCGACCAGATAATCAGAGGCGTTAACTACGACGATGATATGCGCTCGGTAATCGCGACTGAGCTTGTGCGGTTTATCTTTCAGCGGGCAAAGTACCCGACGATATACGAAAAGAAAGCGCGGGCGTCCGTTAAGACCGGGACCGGGATAGCGCGTCCGTATTGGAACCCCGAGCTTGACAACGGCATGGGCGACATCGACTTCGAGTATTTGCACATCGACAACGTTGTTTGGGACAAACGCGCATCGGACGTGAACAAAGGCCGGTTCTTCGCAATCGTGTCGTGGGTAGACCCCGACGACGTATACGACATGTACCCGGACATCGATTTGAACAAAGCGCTGCCTGAAGATGAAGGCATACGCGAAGTGCATACGAACAACACCGAAGACACGCGGCTGTCGGAAAAAGAAGGCCGCGTCCGCGTGATCCTGTACATGTGGAAAGAGAAAGCCCCGCGCATGATAGAAGTCGTTAACGAAAACGGCGTAAAAGAAGAGAAGCAGATGGGGCATATAACGTTCGTAAACTCCGCTGTCGTTATCGGCGAAGCAGTGCGCGACGAGCATATAGGCCAGTACGAATACGACCGGTATTTCATCTCGATGGCTCCGTATCTGTCGCTCGAAGGCGAACCGTTCGGGCTGTCGATAATCGACTTGTTTCAGGACGACGCGGACATTGTCAACCTGATAGAAAAAGAATTCGTCGCCAATTTGCAGGCAAGCTCGAACATCCGGTATCTCGTAAACCGGACAGCCGGGATAAACGAAACCGAGCTCAAAGATTTAAGCAAGCCAATAGTCCACGGCAACAGCATACACGATGGCGCGGTGCGCGAGACAAAACCGGTGCTGTTCTCCTCGCAGGCACTTAACTATAAAAACGCGAAAATGGCGGAAGTCAAAGAACAGAGCGGCCAGACCGATTTTAACATCGGGCAGGGCGGCAGCGGCGTAACGTCCGGTATCGGCATACAGAGTTTGCAGCAATACGGCGCAAAACGGTCGCGGCTGACGATACGGCATTTCAACGAACAAGACCACAAAGACGTTGTGAAAGACGTGTTGAAACTGGCGCAGGCGCATTACAAAACAGAGCGCGTTATCAGGCTGAGCAGGGAAACGCAAGACCAGGTCGAGAAAACGCTCAAGAAAGCGCAGGAGGCTATCGCCGCCGCGCAGCAGCAGGGCGCGGAAGGGCAAGCAGCCCCCCCGGTTCTTCCTGAAGGCGTGAAAATAAGCGGCAACGAAATGACGATAGATTTTTCGATGTTCTCGCTCGATTATCTCGACCTCGACTACGACATCGAGATAATACCGCAGAGGAAAAGCCCCGCAACGAGCGACGCGATTAACAGCGTTGTATCGACTCTGGCAAACAGCAAACAGATTGACGGGGAAACTGCGCTTGAACTTATCGAGTTTGAAGGCAAAGACCAGATTATGCGGAAGATCCGCGAGCGTAACGACATCAACGCCAAAATGCAGCAGATGGCGCAGCAGACGCAGCAGGCCATTGAAGCGGCGCAGCAAGCGGCGGAAGTCGCGCAGCAGCAGGCGAAACAGATAGAAAAGCTCAAAGACGATGTATGGGCCGAAAAGCTCAAGGTCATTGTCGAGAAATACCTCAACAAAAACGAAAGCGGCACAGGCGAAGAAGGCGGGCAAGCACCCGAAACTTTCGAGCAGGCAATAGGGCAGTTAAAATCCGAGATACTTGGCGAAGGGCAAGGCCAAGCCTCGGCTTGAAAATAAAACAGGAGGAGTAAGAAAATGGAACAGTACATCGGAACAAAACAGGTTTTTGCCGAGCCTATGGATAGGTACGCGGCAGAGGATTGCCTCGGGCGCAACATTAAGCCTAGAGACGAGTACGAGAACGAGGACGGCTATTTAGTTGTGTATGAGGACGGCTACCGGTCGTGGTCGCCTAAGAAGACTTTTAACGATGCGTATCGTGCCATAAGTGGCATGACGTTCGGGCTTGCAATTGAAGCCGCGAAAAAGGGAAGCCGCATATCACGCGCAGGATGGAATGGGAAAGGCATGTTTGTTGTCTATATGCCGCCTCTATACTTGCCGCCATTCAATACGGCAGACACGGCACGGAAGGTAAACGACAGGACAGCAAAACACATCGGGGAAGATACTCCGCTTGACAGCCAAGGGTACTTTGCAATGTTTACAGCAAAGAAACAGTGGCAACCGGGATGGCTGGCAAGCCAAGCAGACATGCTTGCGGAAGATTGGGAAGTAGTTGTTTAAACGATTCGGCAGTCGTAAAGGCTGCCACCACAAGGCGAAAAGAAATAAAACAGGAGGCACATAACCACGATGGAAAAAGATTTAGATACGGGCGTTGAAGAATCTCGGGCCGCCGCCGAGAACGATGTAGAGACTGAAGAAATCGACGAAACCACGCCGTCGCAGCCTGAAGACGATACAACGGAAGAATACGATATTGCCAGTTACTTCGGAGAAGAAGATTCGGGAAAGGTCGTAGAATCGGGTGACGACAACCCGCCGAATGATTCGGAAACTGAAGAAGACCCGGCACAGGGACAAAGGCCCGCCGACTATTACAGGTCGCAGGCTGAAGTAGACGCCGCCGTACAAAAACGGTTACAGCAGGCGCGTAAGACATGGGAGAAAGAACAGTCTGACAAACAAGCCGCCGACGCAGAGGTTGACAAACAGGCCGCAAAGTATATCGAAGACCATCCCGATATGAACTTGCCGCCTGAAATGGTAAAAGCGTTCATAAAAACGCAGCAGCCCGCGAAACCGGCACAGCGCGAGACTTCTTCCGAAGACGCGAAACGGCAGGCGTTTGAAGCGTGGGAATCAAGCCTAACAGATGATGAGCCATTTATTCAGGATGATATGCGCGACCCTAATCTGAAAGTAAAAGATTATGCCGCAAAAGACCCGGTATTCAATGCAGTACTTGTTAAAGGCGGAGGATTGACTAGCGACGGCAAGCCGTTTACAGCCGCCAAGGCACACTTGCTCACTAAAGAGCTGAAAGTGATTATTCAGCAGGAAGTTGAAAAAGCCAAGGCCGAGGGCGGGAAGAAAGTAATCGACCAGATAAAATCGAGCAACGCCCGCGCTACAACCCCGGCAGCTGCAACGAAATCAACCGGAAAAACGCAATCGATTGCCGACAGAATCGCAAACATGACCGAAGACGAGTTCGACGCGTTCAACAGCGAAATACTGCGGCACGGACGACGGGTACGCGTAGACTGAGCAACGGCTTTCACAAAAATTTACGAAAGCAGGTAAAACAAAATGAGTTATAACGTTCAAACAACCGGAAGTTCCGGT